GTCGGCAGGCGGTACGGTCGGATTCTTCGGCACGACGCCGGTTTCCGAAGGTGCGGCTCTTACGGCCCAGCTTACGACGATTACGTCCACGGCTCCGTCTCCGGCCGACTTTGCGATTCAGGATTTGACTCAGACGACCCCGTTTGGCTTTGTTACTAAAAACGAAGGCAACACGGTGCTGTCGGTGATTGCAAATCTCCAGACTCGCGTTGCTCAGTTGGAGTCGCGGTTTCAGGCTTACGGGCTTCTGCCGTAACTATGAACATATATCTTCGCCATCCCGTGCATGGGCTAAAGATAGCCATTTCCGATTTGGAAGCGGCTATGGACTACGAGCACGGATGGGAAGAATATGACCCATTGGAACCGGCGGCGCAGGAGGAAGACCCTGCTGCGTCGCCGGAACCTATGCCGGTCGTTAACGAGCTAAAGGCGCGTCGAAAGCGGAAGGAGTAGGCCATGGCGACAGCGGGCGATCAAATCAACGGGGCGCTGCGTCTGCTGGGCATCTTGGCTGAGGGCGAAACGCCGTCGGCTTCGATGGCACAGGACGCACTTTCGGCGTTCGATCAGATGGTGGATAGCTGGAACACCGAGCGCCTCGCCGTGTTCTGCACCCAAGACCAGACTTACATGTGGCCTGCCGGCGAGCGTATTCAGACGCTTGGTCCAACGGGCGACTTTGTTTATGTACTCGGCACACAGTCTGAAGTGCCGATTATTACGCAAGACGACGACTATCTGTCCTTGGAAGACGGCAACCCCGTTCCGGCACAGCAGCGTCCAATTTTGCTTGATGACTCGACTTTTTTCCGCGACCCGTCTACGAACGTGTCGTACGGCATCAAGTTCATCAACCAGCTGCAGTACAACAACATTGCAGTCAAGACCGTGCAGAGCACCTATCCGCAGGTGATGTTCGTCAACAATACGTTTCCGAACATCTCCATGTCGGTCTATCCGGTGCCAAATCGGGTGCTGGAGTTCCACTTTATTTCGGTGCAGCGGCTGTTGGACCCCGCGTCGCTCAGTACGGAAATCCTCATGCCGCCGGGCTACCTGCGGGCGTTCCGGTATAACTTGGCGCTGGAACTGGCGCCGGAGTTTGGCGTTGAGCCGGCGCCGGACGTGCGCCGCGTTGCGATGTACAGCAAGCGTAACCTCAAGCGCATCAACAACCCCAACAACGTTATGGCGATGCCGTACAGCATCATCGCCCGTCGCAATCGGTACAACATCTACGCCGGTAACTTTTAATGAAGACGCCGATTCTGGGCTCGTCTTACGTTGCGCGCAGCGTAAACGCCGCCGATGCTCGGATGGTGAACCTTTACCCCGAGGTCATCCCCGAGGCCGGCAAAGAGCCTGCGTATCTTCAGCGTTGCCCCGGCTTGCGGCAGTACATGGACGTGGGCTCCGGCCCCATCCGTGCGCTGTATCCTTTGGGCGACAATCTGTACGTCGCCTCGGGGAGCGAGTTCTACAAGGTTGACGCAGGGCTTAACGCTATCAAGCTCGGCGACATCGCCGGCACTGGTCCGGTGTCGATGGCCGACAACGGTATTCAGATTTTTGTGGCGTGCAACCCCGTTAGCTACATCTACAACAGCAATACCAACGTCTTCCAGCAGATTACCGATCCTGACTTTCCCGGCGCCGTGACGGTCGGCTACCTTGACGGCTACTTCGTTTTTAACGAGCCGAACAGCCAACGCATTTGGGTAACGGCGCTGCTTAACGGCCTGTCCGTTGACCCCCTTGACTTTGCCAGCGCCGAAGGTTCGCCGGACGGCTTGGTGTCAATCATTATCGACCACCGCGAGGCGTGGCTGTTTGGCACGAACTCGGTCGAGGTTTGGTACAACTCTGGCAACCCCGACTTCCCGTTGGAGCGCATCCAAGGCGCCTACAACGAGATTGGCTGCATCGCGCCGTACTCGGTTGCCAAGCTCGACAACAGCGTGTTCTGGCTGGGCGCCGACGCGCGCGGTCAGGGTATCGTCTATCGCGCTCAAGGCTACCAAGGCGTGCGCGTCTCGACCCATGCGGTCGAGTTTGCCATCCAAGGCTACGCCGACATGTCCGATGCGCTGGCATACACGTACCAGCAGGACGGCCATGCGTTCTACGTCCTTATCTTCCCGAGCGCGGAGACGACGTGGGTGTACGACGCCGCGACGGGCGCGTGGCATGAGCGGGCGGGGTTTGCCAAGGGCAAGTTCAGGCGGCATCGCTCCAACTGCCATGCGCGCTTCAATGGTCAGCCGGTTGTCGGCGACTTCCAGAACGGCAATCTCTACCAGTTTGATCTGCGGTACTTCCGCGACGACGAGCAGGAGCAGCGTTGGATGCGCCGCTGGCGCGCCCTGCCGACCGGCGCCAATAACTTGACGCGCACCATCCACCATCAGTTGCAGCTAGACTGCCAGACTGGTGTGGGCGGTCTGTACGACGATCCGTCATTCTTAACGCAGCAAGCGTCAGGGTTGGTGTTGCAACAAAACAACGGCGGCATTATCGTCGAAGGCGAGCCCAACAACAGCGTGCCGCATCCGCAGGTCATGCTGCGCTGGTCGGACGACGGCGGGCATACGTGGAGCCATGAGCGTTGGGAGTCGCTGGGGCCAATCGGGGCCACCCAAACCCGCGTCATCTGGCGCCGCTTGGGCGCTACGCTTAAGTCGCGTGACCGGGTGTACGAGCTGACAGCTGCCGATCCTATGGTGACGGCTATTATGGGCGCTGAACTGCGGCTCTCGCCGACGGCGGCTTAATGGCTAACACCCCCAACACGACCAACATCCCCGCACCCCGCGTCCCGTTCATCGACGAGCGGACGGGGCTAATTTCCCGTGAGTGGTTCCGGTTTCTTAATAACCAGTTCCAGCTTACGGGCGGGGGCACGACGGCCGTGTCGCTTGCCGATCTAGAACTCGCCCCGTTTAGCGACGCGGCTACCGAGGCGGAGCTTTCCGTCGCGCAGTCGCGTATTCAGGCGCTGGAGCTTACCCCGCCGGTTGTTCCGCCTACCCCGGCAAACTACGGTTCTTTTTACGACACAACGACCCAAACGGCGGCGGCCATCAACACGGCCTACCCAATTACGCTTAACACCACCGTTTACTCGCGGGGCGTACGTGTAGGCACGCCCACTTCGCGTGTATTTTGCACTCGCCCTGGGCTTTATAACTTTGCTTTTTCTATTCAATTTGATAAAACGTCGGGCGGAACCGCGCTAGCGTTTGTTTGGGCACGGCTGAATGGAGCCGACGTGGCCAATACCGCATCGCAAATCCGCATACAGGGCAATAACGGCGAAATTTTCTGCGCCGCTAATTTGTTTTTTGAGATGTCTAACGGCGACTATTTTGAATTGATGTGGGCCGCTGACAGTACCTCGGTTCAGTTGCTTTCCGAACCGGCAACGGCATTGCACCCAGGCATACCGTCCATAATCCTTACCGTTAACCAGGTGAATATATGAGCGTATTTCTTTCAGCTTTTGCCGGCGCCGGGGCGCAGTTCTTCGACAACAACGGCAACATCTTGTCGGGCGGTAAGCTTTGGACTTATACCGCCGGAACCACGACCCCGCAGGCGACCTACACGGACTCGTCGGGCGCAACGCCGAACACGAACCCGATTGTGCTGAACGCCGCCGGTCGCACGGCGCAGCCCATCTGGCTGACCGAAAGTGTATCGTACAAGTTTGTGCTGATGACCTCGGCAAACGTCGTAATCGGCACGTACGACGATATTGCCGGCGTCAATGACTTTAGCATTGAAGGCATCAACTGGTCGGACATCCTCGGCACGCCGACGACCCTTTCGGGGTACGGCATTACGGACGCGTTGTCTACGGCCTCGGCCGCTGCAACTTACGCCCCGATTGCGAGCCCGACCTTTACCGGCACGCCGCTGATTCCCGACAACGCGACGGTCAGCGTTGACCATGCCGTCGGGTACCGCGACGCGCCGACGAACTCCAAGACGGCTAGCTACGAGTTGGTGTTGGCTGATCGCGGCAAAGCCGTCGTGATGAATGGCTCTAGTTTGACCCTGACTATTCCGGCCAACAGCGCCACGGCGTTCCCATTGGGCACGGTCGTTATCATCGTTAACCTCAACGCTACGGCGCTGTCTATCGCTATCACGACCGATACGATGACCTTGGCCAACAGCACCACGACCGGCACCCGCACGCTCGCGCGTAATGGTGTCGCTACGCTTATCAAGATTTCGGCGGCGTCGTGGCTTATCAGCGGGGCGGGGTTGACCTGACATGGGCGGCGCTACGCTCGCGTCCTTTTTCAACGGCAGCGCCGGCGGCGCGGGGGCTGGCGTATACGATTACTCCGAACCCGGTTCTGGATCGGTTGCCATCCCCGTAGGTGCTACCGGCGTCACCATACAAGTGTGGGGCGCTGGCGGCGGCGGGGCCACGGGCTTTGAGTATTTTATCGCCCCCGGCGAGTTCGATATTATTGACGGCGGTGGTGGCGGTGGTGGCGGTTACTCCAAGACCGTGCTGACTTTTAGCGGGCAAGACGGCAAGACAATCCTGTACACCGTCGGTGTTGGTGGCGCGGGTGCCGGGGCAGCTACCGCCGGCGGGTTCTCCAATGTCTACAGCGGCACCTACACGCTTACAACCATGACCTCTAATGGCGGCCAACCGGGCAACGCCGGACCGCTGCAAACGCAGGGCGCGGGCGGCGCGGCTTCAGGCGGCAATACGACCAATACGACTGGCAACGGCGGAGCGGCGTATACTTCGGCGGGCGCCCTTCCTCTTGCCGGTGACGGGAGTTTGACGGCGGGTGGCGGTGGTGATGGCAGTTATCTTGGCGGTGAGCCTGGCCAGAACGGCCGCGTCCGCATGGTCTTTACATTCTAAGGTGACACATGGCAGTTAGCGTAAAAGTGCTGATCCCGGCAAAAATTGCCGAATCGTCGCAGACCACCCAATACTCCGCGACTAACGTGTCAGCTATTATCGACAAGTTCACGGCGACAAACTACAGCGCGGCAGCGGCTACTATTTCGGTTAACCTCGTTACGGCGTTCGACAACGCCGGCAACCAGAACTTGATTGTCAAAGCCAAGACGCTGCTGCCGTCGGAGACGTATACGTTCCCCGAACTGGTCGGGCAGGTGCTTGCGCCAGGG